GGTACCGGTCAACCGCCTCCGAGTGTGAAAGCACAATCTCTTTATAATAGATGTCCTCAGACTCAGACGAAGAGAGCATTTTTTTCACCGTGCTTACGGTGAATAATGTCCTAGGTCTAGACGAATAGTATGTAACTGCAAACTACTCCTAAGATTAAAAAAAATAAGACGAGCGTAAGCGAGTCTTGGATTAGCGAAGCTAATCTGTTAGTGATGAAATAAATAAAGAAATCCTCCAGACATTATGGAGATCCTGGAAAAAAGAAACAGAAAGGAAGAGAGATCTAAAAAAATGGCAAGCCACTTTTTTTTGTGGTCTCCATATTTTCTTTTACTATTCCATTTATTAGCTTTCTTTCGGACACACTTAGTTGTAAGGCTTGATCATAAGGTAATCCTCCTCTCATATACCAAGCCATACGTAACGCCTCAAGTCTAATATCATCTACCTCTTTTTCTAGGGCTTCCACATACTTCTCAACCCCAGGAGTGTCTAATATTAAGAGGCG